ATCAAGCTATATGAAGAGAAGCATCTACGTTCCTTCTCTCATACCACAGGCCCTCTCTCATGGGAGAAAGCTTGTTGGCCCGATTTCGAAGTTTATCGAAATAGCTCTGGCATTAATTTGTCATCCAGTTCTGGATTTAGTCATTCAGTTGGCAATGGAAAGAAAGATCTAATCGGAACCCGCAACGATTGGTTTATTGATCCTCACCTCTTACAAAGACTCACAGGTTTTGTCTCTGCTGCAGAGCAAAATGAAACTATAAAGCTGCCTTTCGTTGAAACTATGAAAGATGAAAGAAGGCCAGTGGAGAAAGTTAAACTAGGTAAAACTAGAACTTTTTCTGCTGGCCAGATTGAATTTGTCATTCTATTCAGAGCCTACTTTTTACCGATACTAGATTACCTTAAGACGCACAGAATTTCAAACTGTGTTGCTATAGGCATGAATGTTTTTAGTAAAGAGTGGGATCAGATTGCCCATATATTTTCCAAGTTTAGTAAACCTGCAGTAATTGCTGGTGACTTCTCTTCCTTTGACGCAAGTTTAATGCAAGTGTTATTGGAACTCATCGGCGATATGCTTATAGGTGCATTTAATGATGGAGAAGCTAACAAAAAAGTTAGACAAGCCCTTTGGTCTAACATTACTCATAGTTTACGAATTTCTGGACATTGGGTCTTAGCGTTTGGTAGAGGTAACCCTTCAGGTTGTCCTATCACTGCTGAACTCAACTCCCTCTATAATTTATTCGCTACAATGTACGCATATTCCTTGGTTTCAGATCAAGTTGAGAATTTCTTCAAAGATGTCGATTTCTTGGCCTACGGAGATGACAACTTAATTCAAATGAACCCAGATGGACACTTCACTATTGCTGACTTAGTTGATGGCTATGCTAAAATGGGCATGATCTATACGTCCACGGATAAAGATGGACCACCTGTACCTCAATTTATTAATCAAGCTTCTTTCCTTAAAAGGAGCTTCGTTTTTGATAAGGAGAGAAATAGGTGGGTTTGTCCCTTGGAGCCCAAGACTATTGCAGATATGATCAACTGGACCAAAGATGGTAAAACAGTAACCACAGCCCAAGTAGTGGAAACAGCTCTGTTTGAACAATCTTTGCATGGAAGAGAAAAATACAATCAACTCGTTGGCGAATTCAAGCTGGCTTTCAAAAACCCTGAATTGGAAGCTGTTGCTAGACGAGTTCAAATTTTAAGTTATGAAGGACAACTAGAGGCCTTTCACTCTAGAGGATCGTGGTCAGCACCTGAAGACTATGATCCTGACATTTGGTTATAATTTGTTATGCCACAGTGACG